ATAATCAGTACCAGCGTACAGGATAGCTTGCTTGACATAAACATTATCAAGGAATTGTGTAGGAATCCAGTTCGTCCAAAGGGTATAGGGCGAATCCTCCAAGCGATTCAACATTTTCAACAAGTGAGCAACGGCATAGTCCTCAGCCTTCGTCTGGACTATGTTTGAATGGTAATGAGCGCGGACACGTAGACTATCAGTTTTGGTCTTAACAACGTGCGCAATACGCTCACCGAAATGAGGCTCAATTTCACACTTACATTCATGAGTCAATTTATCACATTCACTACAGAATTGGATGATGTTCGATGGTTCCTTGAACGAATCCACAATAATATCCTGTGAATGAAAATGATGTCTACTTTGCTCAACCATTAAACTCAAGAATTTATGAATTGAAATGTTTGAATGTACAATCTCCCAGTTATTGAAATTTTGTTTGTCGAAAATAGGTTTCTTGACGTCAATCAACCAGATGTCATTAACTTCCTCCAAACTCCCAAATTCATCGATAACTTTCTGCGAGTCCAACATCCCATCAGTGGTATATTCGGGACGTGTCTTCAAATCCACGTGTACATGCGCTCGACGCAAAATAGATGCTTGATTATAAGAGGTAATGCCAGCATGTAAATCCTCAACATTGGTAGTGATTGTGAGGCATGCAGGCTCAATGGAAACTTTACCTTTATTTGCTAGATCAGCCATTACAGCAGCTTCTCTAATGTTATTGCAAATCTTAATAATCCAATCTGAGGGAGCTGTTTCCCAAAAATCGGAGCGTGTGTTACCATAATCGTCAATCTTGATTCCGGTAACATATGAGCGGTAAGTGTTCATGTGTTTATCTTTCTCATTCAACGTAACAATGTAGTCAGATGTACATGGCTTACCATTTGCCTTCAAAACAGTGGCCATGGTCAGGTCAGCGAATGTTGACTTACCCACACCAGAACCACCGTAGATCTTGACACAGAAAGGAGCCTTCCTGAGGCCTCCCTTGACACGGAGTGCTGCGAACTCAGCACTCATCTTGCTCAATGCTTCCCATTTAGTCTGAACAATCTTCTTCTCTGTTCCAGACGGCATTGTTTTATAGAGATTCGCAAGCTTTTCAATCAAGACAGTGAGTTCTTTGTCAAATTGAGATTCGGATTTGCCTTCGAATTTCTCTAAGTTTCCATTCCTAGCATATTCAAACTCGGTACATTTTTCAATATATTGTTCTTCTATCTGTACGATTTCCGAAGATGAGAAGAACATAGGACGAATCGATCCTTGCAAAAAGCATTGGTAAGCGCCTTCTGCAAAGAATACCGTAGTTTCAACGAGAGCATCAATAAAATCAATTGCCGATACCTGTTTTTCACTAGCTTTGACGGCAAAGATTTCGAAGTTTCCTAGGGTATAATTCTGACTATCAATTACCCCAAGAGTGACCATCAAGGACAACACACGGGAAACTTTCTTAAACGCTGGTGACGTAGTAAGAAGCTTCCAATCTGTTAAACCTGAGATCATGTGGTTTAGCCACTCTGGTCGCGCTGAGGAATCCT